GGTAATTTCACTCCCCAAAATTTTACTAGGCACAAATTTACAAATTGATTTACATTGCTTACAAGCTGATCTTTTGTGAAATTAGTGACCCTAATCAGGGCGGTATATTATACCATATTTAACCAAGTACGCTATTGTAAATAAAAGAAGCATTATCTGATTTACACTATGGCTCTTATCACAAGAAAAGAAGCAGCAGAAAAAATGGGTGTAACTATACAAGCGGTTTATATGGCAATAAAGCAAGGTCGCCTCACAGCTATGGAAGATAACCAAGGAAATATAGTTATTAATAGCGATACTATGGTTGCCGAGTGGAATAAAAAATCTGCATTTAGGCAGATGAAATCTAATCCACCATCATCACCACCAAAACGTAAACGATCTTCAGCAACATCAGACTTAATTCCAGAATATGAGGAGAGTAGAGCTAGAACTGAACATTTAAAAGCTGAGTTGTTAGAGCTAGAACGTAAACAGAAAGAAGATAGTCTTGTACCAATGAAGGAAGTGCAGCAAAAATGGACTGAAGTTATAACAACAGCTAGAACTAAATTATTAGGAATATCATCTAAAGCAAAACAACGCTTACCAGATTTAGATACAAATGCTGTTACTTGTATTGATGAAATTGTAAGAGAAGCATTAGAAGAATTAGCTGCTGCATGAGCAATCTTTTATCTTTAGAGCAAAGTGCATTTAGTAGTTTTAAACCTCCCAAGAAATTAAGTCTTAGTGATTGGGCAGATGAATATGCATATCTTTCCGCAGAAAGTTCAGCAGAGGGAGGTAGATGGAAAACATTGCCATATCAAAAAGGAATGATGGATGCAATAACTAATCCTGACATAGAGCAGGTGACAATAATGAAATCTGCAAGGGTTGGATATTCAAAGATTTTGAATCATGTAATTGCATACCATATACACCAAGACAGTTGCCCAATAATGGTTGTGCAACCAACTATTGAAGACGCTACTGGGTACTCAAAAGAAGAGATTGCTCCGATGCTCAGGGATACAAAATGTTTACAAGGTTTAGTTAGTGATGCAAAAGCAAAAGATGGTCAGAATACACTTTTACAAAAGCAGTTTCCGGGTGGCACATTATCTTTAGTTGGAGCTAACTCACCTAGAGGATTTAGAAGAGTTAGTAGAAGAATAGTTTTATTTGATGAGATAGATGGCTATCCTGCATCGGCTGGTACTGAGGGAGATCAGATTAAGCTAGGTATCAGAAGAACAGAATATTATTGGAATCGTAAAATCGTATCTGGATCTACACCTACTGTTAGAGATTTTTCTCGTATAGAGAAAATGTTTTTACAGACAAATCAGCAGCGTTATTATTGCCCATGCCCGGAGTGTGGTCATATGCAGTATTTAAGATGGCCGCAGTTTAAGTGGGAAAATAATGATCCTGATACTGTTAAATATCAATGCGAATCTTGTAATCATTTAATACCACATAATAAAAAAAGATGGATGGTAGAACGTGGGAGATGGCAAGCAACAGCACCAGGCAAATCTAAACACGTTGGATTTCATATTTGGGCTGCGTATTCATATTCACCTAATGCAAGTTGGTCTAATCTTGTAGAAGAATTTTTACTAAGTAAGGATGATCCAGAACAACTTAAAACATGGATAAACACGATTTTAGGAGAGACATGGGAAGATGAATATCAGGCTAAGGTTGGTGCAGATGCTTTGATGTTACGAGCATCAGAGGAAAAGTATAAAAGAGCAATCCCCCCAAATAATGTTTTATTTATAACTGCTGGTATTGATACACAAGATGACAGGTTAAGTTTGTCTGTTTTTGGATTTGGTAGGAATGAAGAAATGTTTTTGCTTGATAGGCAGGTATTGTATGGCTCTCCTGCAAGAGCAGATGTTTGGCAGCAGTTAGATGAAATTTTACTTGGAGAATTTATAAATGAAGATGGAAATAAATTAAAAGTAGATAGTGCCGCAATAGATACTGGAGGTCACTTTACACATGAGGTGTATCAGTACGTCAGAGAAAGATCACATATTGGTTTGATTGGTATAAAAGGTGTGGGTCAGAAAGGGAAACCAGCTTTAGGTAAGCCTTCAAAAGTAGATATAAATTTTTCTGGTAAGGCATTAAAAAAAGGAGTTCAATTATTTCCTGTTGGGGTAGATCTTATAAAAACAACACTTAGTAATAAGCTGAAAGATGCAAGTGTAGGTCAAGGTTATATACATTTTTATCCAACAATCACACCAGATTATTTTCAAGAGTTAACAGCAGAAAAACAAGTTCTAAAATACAAGAATGGTTATCAAGAACGTGTTTGGGTTAAAAAAAGTAATGCTAGAAACGAAGCTTTAGATGAAATGGTCTATGCGTGGGCTGCATATCAGCGATTGTTGCAAAAATATGACCGTAGAACTATATATGATCAATTTGAAAGAAAAATTAACCCTAAAAAACCTCTAAAGGAGGCTAAGGTAGACTTAAATCAAACTAAATCGGCTAATAAGTCGAATTTTGTCGCTAATTGGTAATTAATCGTGACCTTTCCACAAAAAATTATTGCAGGTGACTTCATACAATGGAGAATCCCTGAGACTGAAGATGCTTTCGGTAATAGAATTAATAGCCCAGATTGGTCAGTTGTTTATTATTTGAGAACTAATACATCCTCTGAGGGTGCAACTATCAATAGTTCTGCATATTTAAGTGGATTTGAATTTAGTATTCCTGCTGCAACTTCGGTAAATTTTGATGCAGGAGATTGGTTTTATCAAGCTGTTGCAAGTAAATCAAACCAACAAAGTCAAACAATAAATAGAGGATCATTTAAAGTATTAGCTTCTCAAGCTTATAGTGGAACACCAGCCGCTTTTGATGGCAGGAGTCAATTACAAAAAGACCTAGATTTAATTGAAACTGCTATAAGAAATATTCTTAGTGGTGGTGTAATACAGGAATATAAAATTGGAACAAGAACTGCAAAAAAATATGAATTGTCTGAATTAATAATGCTTAAGAGTCAATTAAAAGCAGAAGTTATAAGAGAGAAACAAGCAGAATTAATTGATAATGGTCTTGGCAATCCAAGAGCTACTTTTGTTCGTTTTGATGGAGCTTACTAATGGGTATTAGATCTAACATTGCAAGTGCAGTAAAAAGAGTTTTAGGTTTTGGTGACAAAGCTAATCCTCTAAAAAATATAAGAGCATATCAAGGAGCATTGGTTTCTAGGCTTACATCAGATTGGATGGCAAGTCAGCTTAGTGCTGATGCTGAAATAAGGAATAGTCTTAGAAAGCTAAGAGATAGATCAAGAGAACTTGTAAGAAATAATCCTTATGCAAGACAAGCTAAGAGGACAACTCAAATAAATATAGTTGGAACTGGAATGAAGTTTCAATCAAGAGTTATTCAGATTAGAGGTAATAGAAGAGATCAAAGAATAAATAATCTTATTGAACAAAAATGGGCTGAATGGTCTGGAGCTAATAGTTGTGATTGTGCAGGGAGATATAGTTTCCATGAATTTGAATGGTTAGCTGCGGGTGCATTATGTGAGTCTGGTGAAGCTATTTTTAGAATTGTTAGATCACAATTTGGTAATTCAAAAGTGCCTCTTGCTTTACAACTTGTAGAGTCTGATTTATTAGATGAGGAATATACAGGTAAAACTCTAAATAATAAAAATGAATGGCGAAACGGAGTGGAAAACGATGAGTGGGGAAGACCAGTTCGCTATGCCATTCTTACTAAGCACCCAGGAGATGCTTACTATCTAGATTATTCAAATAATCAAAAAACACACATCTTTTTGTCAGCAGAAGATGTTATTCATTTATATCTTCCAGAAAGGCCGGGTCAAAACCGTGGAGTACCTTGGTTTCATAGTGTTATGGCAGATATGCACCAGCTTGAAGGTTATGAAGAGGCTGCTGTTATCAGAGCTAGAGCAGGTGCATCAATCATGGGATTTATACAAAATGATCAAGGTGAGTTAATAGGTGACGAGGTTCAAAATAATCAAAGAATACAATCTTTTTCACCGGGGGAGTTTCGTTACTTAGCACCAAATGAAAGTATCAATATTCCAGATATAGATTATCCATCTCAACAGTATGAGATGTTTGTTAAAAATAAAATAAGACGTTTTGCTACTGGTATCGGATGTAGTTTTGAAACTATTAGTAAAGACTTTAGTGAGACAAATTATTCAAGCTCAAGATTAAGTTTGTTAGAAGATAGAGAGCATTGGAAATTTTGTCAGAAGTATTTGATTAATAATTTACATCTAAGAGTATTTAAAGAATGGATGAAACTAGCTGTTCTTGTAGGAGAGTTGGATTTTGATGATTTTGCAGTTAGACCAGAAAGGTATATCAAACCAAGATGGACTCCACCTGCACAACATTATGTAGATCCACTAAAAGAAGTTAGAGCTTTCAGAGAAGCAGAGCAAGCTGGTTACATGAGTAAAGGTCAAGTCATAGCTGCTACAAATGGTGGTGATTATGACGATATTATTTCAGAAATATCAAGAGAACAAGAAGTCGCTAAAGAGTTAGGAGTTACATTAGATAAAGATCTTGATCTTGAAGTTGAGGTTGGTCAATTAGAACTTGACTTACCACAAGCACAACCGACAAGAGCAAAGAAAACTCGTAAAAAAACTAAGTAATCATGGCAAATGTAAGTGGCACAGAGATTAATCTTAAACCTACAGAAGGTATGGTATCTGAGGCAAAGAGATACAAGGCTTGGAAAAAAGAAGGGAGAGCAGGTGGTACGCAGGTTGCTGCGGTAAGAGCTACTCAAATTATTAGTGGTTCAGAGCTTTCCGCAGATGTTGTGGTCAGGATGTTTAGTTTTTTCAGCAGACATGAAGTTGACAAGAAAGCAGAAGGTTTTAGTCCAGGAGAAAAAGGTTATCCATCAAAAGGCCGTGTGGCTTGGGCAGCATGGGGAGGAAATGCTGGGTTTACTTGGAGTAGAGGTAAAGCTGCTGCTATAAAAAAAGCTAGAGAAAGAGCAGAACCTATTGAATTAGGAAGGCCATATCCAAACGAACATGCAGCTACTATTACAAATCCAGAACAATATGATACATTTAGGCGGTCAAATAATGAGGGTTCACAAGGGGTAGACTTTATATTTGGTATAAAGAATAATGAAGAGGGTGCTGAACTTCAATCAATAAGATTCAGACTGTCTGAATATTCTATCTCACAAGCTAGATCTTGGCTTGAGAGAAACGAATTTGATCCTATCAAGTTTGAACCCGCTACTAACGAAAAATCTATGACTGAATCGACAACAGTTGAGAAAAGAGCCGAGCCTGATGGTTTGAAGGTAGGTGATTTTGTTCGCTGGAACTCTAGCGGTGGTGCAGCTAGAGGAAAGATTGATCGCATCGTAAGAGATGGATCAATAGATGTACCAGATAGTTCTTTTACTATCACAGGAACAGCAGACGATCCTGCTGCTTTAATCACTCTTTATAGAAATGGTGAAGCAACAGATCGTAAGGTCGGTCATAAGTTTTCAACTTTGACAAAGATCGCAGCTATCAGATCAATAGATGCTGATGACAAATTGGAAAGAAAAGAAGTTACTGATTTCAAAAATGTGAAATCAAGAACATTTGAATTTCCTTTTAGTTCTGAGTATCCAGTTAAGAGGTATTTCGGTAACGAAATATTAAGCCATGAAAGTGGTGCTGCTGATCTATCAAGACTGAATGATGGCGGAGCAGTTTTGTTTAATCACAATATGGATAAGCCGATAGGAGTAGTTGAGTCTGCTTATATCGGTGAAGACAAACGTGGTTATGCAAAAATTCGTTTCTCAAGAAGTAAGTTTGCATCTGAGATTTTGGAAGATGTTAAAGATGGAATTATTCGAGGTATTAGCTTTGGATATTCTATAAATGATATTGATGAGACTCAGGATGGTATGCTCGCACGGTCATGGTCGGTACACGAATTATCGGTTGTAACTGTTCCAGCAGACCCCACAATCGGCTTCGGAAGAAGTTTAATTACACCCTCTCAAGGTAATAGTATTACTATGGAAGATAAGTCACCTACTCAGGAGATTAATTCTGCGGATCAATCCGCATCACCCTCTGTTCGCACTATGGAAGAACCAATTAAAGAAACTCAGGTTGAAGCGGAGAAATCCGTTGAAATCGACATCAAAGCCGAAGTTCAACGTGCTATTGATGAAAACAACGCTCGTACATCATCTATCACTTCTTTATGTCGTGAATTTGGAGAGTATGGAGCAGAAGACATTGCTGAAACTCTTATAAAAGGCAACAAATCTGTTGTTGAAGCAAGAGCAGCAATTTTAGATCTTGTAAAAAACAAGGCAGAAGTAAACAACACACCTATCCGTTCAACAGACATGACATCTAACGAAGTTGGCTTGGATAAGAAAGAAGTTAAGAAATTTTCTTTCTTAAGAGCTTTAAATGCTTTAGCAAATCCAAATGACAGATCAGCACAAGAAGCTGCTGCTTTTGAAAGAGAAGTTTCCGATGAAGCATCTAAGCGTTATGACAAGCCAGCAAACGGCATTTTAGTTCCTAACGAAGTTCTACAAAGAGACTTGAATGTTGGTACTGCTACAGCAGGTGGTAACTTAGTTCCTACAGAATTACTTTCTGGTTCTTTCATTGACATTCTTCGCAAGAGAATGGCTGTTATGGCTGCAAATCCAACAATGCTTACAGGATTGTCTGGTAACATTGCAATTCCAAGAATGACTCAGAGTGCTAGTGGATTCTTTGTTGGAGAAGGTGCAGAGCCAAC